GTTCAATCCTTACAATCGATTGCACGGGAGGAAGCATAATGCCTACAGCAGCACAACTCGTAGCCAAGGTATCCGGTAAGCGGTCCCAGACCGTAGCCGAGCTTCTGGTCAAATCTGCCAAGGGTCCACAGATCATTCGCGCAGAGTTTCAATTCAAGAGCATCGACAACGTAGGCGACGAACGCCTTGTAACGGGGCAGGTCTACGCCCCCGACGTACTCGACGCTCACGGTCACTTCATGTCGGCAGCGGAGCTAAAGCGAGTTGCGCATCAATTCATGCTCGACGGCCTGACCACCTCAATCGACGTTCAGCACGACAATACGACCATCGAAGCCTGCATCGTGGAAAGCTTTATTGCCCGCAAAGGCGACCCCGACTACGAAGAGGGTGCATGGGTTGCGACCGTTAAAATTAACGATGAAAACATCTGGGCGATGGTAAAAGACGGTCGATTGAACGGCTACTCGTTCGAGATTCTGACGTACAGCGAAGAACTCGATGTGCAAATTGAATACGCGTCGTGGTATTATGGGTTTACTGACCCCGATCCGCATGATAAACATGATCATCCTTTCATAGTCCGTTTGGACGAAAATGGGGAAATCATCTACGGTCAAACTGGCCTAGGTTCGGATGGTTCCCCCAGTCATGCCATTAAGAAGTCTAACATCACGGAAGCGATTGCGGGTAAAAGCCACCGCATCCACTTTAAGGACGCCGCATGAAACCCAAGGTAAAAACCGCCCGCCGTTCCGCTGCGAAGCTTCATGGTGCGACTGCAACTTACGTGTCCATTGTGGACCGTGGCGCTAACGAAACGCCGTTCACCCTTGTTAAGAACCACAAAGGAACTCCTGCCATGAGCATCAAGAAGCGGGCGAACCCGCCCAAGACCACCAGCAAAAAGTCTCACAAGACTGTCGGCACCTCCAAGAAGGACGCCGCCGTCAACACCGCCACGATCACCGACATGGCGAAACTGGTATTCTCCGGCGATAACTTCGCTGACGAAGCCGCCGTGCTGGTCAAGCTGGTCGAAATGGAATGGACCGACGATAAGGTCACCGTCACGAAGAATGACGATGGCGATTTCGTTGCTCGTATCGAAGGTTCGTCCGACGATGATTACCTGCGCATCGAAGAGGTCTCCGCTGACGAAGAGGGCGTAACAGCTTTCGTCGGCACCAAGAACGTCGCTGCCGTTGAAGCCGAAGGCGAAGAAGCCGACGACGACAAGAAGGCAATGGAAGACGGCGATGCACTGAACAACGTCGAGAACCTGTTCAAGGAAGGCGAGGACGATGGCGAAGACGGTGACGAAGGCGACGACGAAGAAGACGACGCCGAAGCAGACGACGCGGAAGACGGTGACGGGGTAGAACCAGAAGTAGAAACCAAAGCCGTGAAGCCAAAGCCTGCTGCCCTGTCCAAGCGCGCACAGTTCGTCAAGAACGCATCCGCTGGCCGTACCAAGTCGCAGAAATTCGACATGTGGGACGCGGAATGGTCCAAGGGCAACACTCTGGCGCAGACGCTCAAAGCCGGGATCGAATGGGATGGCCTGCCACCGGGTTACACCGAAACGTCCATTGCCTTCTCTTCCGCTATGTCCAACATCATGTCCGATGAAGGTCTGGCCGCTGGCAAGCAAGCCGCTCTGACCAAATGTGCAACCGACTTCGCACAGATCGTCGGCGCACTGGATGGTTACTTCGATACCTTTATCAGCGCCGATCCTTCCACGCTGGAAAAGTCGTTTGACGAAGGTCAGCGCAAGCAACTGAACAAATGGGCCGAAGACTTTGCACTTGCCATTTCCGGCGAAGAGGTCGAAGCTCCGGCAGTAGTGGCGAAGGCCGCACCTGCATCTACCGATGAAGCCGTGCAATCGATTGCAGACCTCATTGCCAAAGCCGTCGAACCCCTGCAACAACAGGTCAAAGCGGTAAACGAGACTGTCGAGGGCCTTGCCTCCCGTCGTCCTACCAAAAAAGCCGCTGACCCTGACGATGGGGCTGACGGTCGTGAGCGGTCCAACAAGGCTGCTGAACCTGCTGAAACCGCCGCCGAATGGCAGCGTAAGAAGCAAACCAAAAGCTTGATGGGCTAATCCCCGCTGCAACACCACAACAACGCCGAACTTGGCAATGACCTAAGAGGAAACTCACGATGACAACTACCAAAGAACTGCTGGCGAAAGCCGATATTGCACTGGCCGATCTGGCAACTGGCGGCTTGATGCTTCCTGAACAGTCGGACACGTTCATCCGCATTATGACACAGGACACGGCTCTGCTGGACGACGTTCGCATGATCAGCATGTCGCGCCCCAAGATGACCGTCAACAAACTGGACCTCGCATCCCGCGCACTGCGCATTGCGAACCAAGGCGTCATTTCCTCGCCACTGAACGGCGAAGAAGGCACACGCGCACTGTCGCGGGCTGACCGTACCAAGATCACCACTACCAAAGTGGAGCTTGATACGTACGAAGTGATCGCCGAGGTCAACCTGCCTTACGAAGTGCTGGAAGACACCATCGAAGGCGGCGCAATCGACAATACGCGTTTCCAAGCGACTGTTCTGGAAAAGCTGGCCGAGCGCATCCGTATCGACATTGAAGACGTTATGTTCAACGGCGACGTGAACTCTGCTGACAGCTTCCTTGCCGAGCGCGATGGTGTCCTGAAACAGTCCATTTCGAACATCGTCAACAACGGCGGCGCACCGCTGGACGCTGTGACCTTTAACGAAATGATCCAAGCACTGCCTGACAAGTTCAAGCGCGTTATGAACCGTTACAAGTTCTACGTCGCCCACAACAAGCGCTTGCAGTACATGATGCAGGTTGCACAGCGTCAAACGGGTCTGGGCGATAGCGTCCTGATCGGTGGCGACGGCACGAACTTCGCACCATTCGGCACCCCGCTGAAAGGCGCGGCTTCCATGCCTAACAACCAAGCTCTGATGATCGATCCGTCGAACATTCTGTTTGGTGTCCAGCGCAACATGCGTATGGAATTTGACCGGGACACACGCGAACGCGTCCTGATCATCGTCTTCACAATGCGCTTCGATTTCAAATTGGAGCAAGAAGACATGGTGGTCAAAGCGATCAACTTGGGCTAAGGTTCAAAGGGCGGGGGGAAACCTCCGCCCATACCCTTTCTAGGTTTTGGATCGCACACCAACGAAACCCAAACCCCTAGGAGCCATACCAATGCCTGCACAACGTGTTAACACCGCCACCCTAATCCGTGGCAAAGTACTTTCCTTCCGTCTTCCCAAGCACCTGCAAAAGAAGATCGAAGACGCCGAACCAATCCGCTTTCAGGCTAACCAGCCATTGCCCATCGCTGACGCTGCATTGCTCAAGCACCTTGAGGACATGCACGAAGAGGTCGCGGACGGCGAAGGCGAGGTCTACGAAAAGCCCGTATTCCGCGTAGATCGTAACGTGGAACTCGACAGCGACGGCACAGTCTCCCGCGTAAAGCGCCTGTCTTCGACACGCAGCGTGAAAAGCCGCCCAAAACGCGTCAAGTAAACGATTGGGGGCTACGGCCCCCTTCACCGTTCCTACAATCGATTGCAAGCAAGGAAACGCCGAATGGCCCTACAATTTTGCACACTAGACGACGTACGGCTAGCCTTCGGTAATATCCAGAACAGCCATACCGATGACGACGCTCTACTTATGCAACAGATCGAAGCGGCTACGGCCCTTCTGGTCGAGTATACCCGCCGCGATTGGGTGCAGATGCAGCGTACTCAATACTTCTCCGGTGCGGACGTGGACGCAGCAATCAACCGGGGCCGGGGCTACGTCAAGTTCGGCCTGCGGGAAAAGAACGTGCTAACCGATCCCTACCCCGTTGTGCGCTACTCGCCCTCTGGCAACTTTGGCGATGCACGGGAGCTAGAACCTAACTCGTACAGCGTGGATAACCGCCTATCCCAGATCATCATTTATCCTACGGTCTTTACCAGTTCGGGCCGGAGCATCCAGATCGTCGCTACCACGGGTTTCCCCATGTCCACCGAAGAGGGCGAAGAGGAGCTATGCCTAGTACCGCATAACCTTCGTACGGCATGTGCAAAGCAAGCCTCGTTTGCAGCCGCGCAAATCCTTAACCAGACTTCGGGTAATGGAAGCGCTACGGATACGTCTGCGGGGTCAACTTTCCGTATGTCTAAGTCGGGCCTCGTCATGGAAGCGTTTGCACTCGTGAAATCCGAAGTGCGTACGTTCGTGGGTTCCGATGGCTAATGTCAAAGTATTCGAACCAAACCTAGGCAACACTATTGCTAGGGCCGTAATACCTGCGGGCCTTTCGAAAGCCGCAGAGACCCGCATCCTTCGTGCAGTACGCGTCGAACTCAAAGCCCTCTTGACCGACGTAGCCGTATCGGCTTTCGGTGCAGGGGGTTTTGGCATTAGTTCCGGCAAGGCGCTTAAGATCATGCAACGAGGGGTCCGCGTATATGGAACAACCTTCGTTGGATTGCAGGGTTACATTCTCGGACCCTACTACGTACGCCGCATGGAAGAGGGCGGTATCATCACCCCCAAAAATGCGCAGTACCTAGCGATCCCTATGCCTGCGGCCCTGCGCCCCGACGGATCATCTAAACTCCCCGGCCCGCGTTCGTGGCAGAACATCAAGAAAACGTTCGTGTGGAAGAACAAAGAGAACAAACTCTTCATTGTCTACAAGAACCCCAAAACAGCGCAGTACCCGTTTACGTTCCTGTACCACCTAGCAGACGAAGCTATCGTGAAGCGTAACCCCGCACTTAGCCGCGCATGGAATAATCGTAAGGGTCGCCTAATTCGCACTGTCGGTCGCGCTATGCACGTAGAGTTTAGCAAGGACGATCTGTTATCTCGTGCAAGGATCACGCACAAAGGAAAGAAATAGCCAATGGTCGATTATAAAAACCTAGTGTCCGACAACGGACCCACCGTAGCGCAGCGCATCCTTACGGCAGTACAGGCCAAGCTTGCCGCCCTCGTGGATCAGGACGATATTGTCTTCCCCAAGGTGGTGTTCGGCGACCTCGAAAGCTTTGACAACCGCTCCCCTACGTCCTGCGGTATTGACCGTGGGGAGGAACAAGCAGACCAAAGCATCGGTATGTGTACGACGTACTTTATGCCCCTATTCGTCCATGTTCGCTTTAGACCCGTTAAAGGGGTGGACGAATTGCAGGTTTGGCAGTACTATCTGGGCTTGTTACAGATGGCAGTTCTCGGAGATAACAACCTTGGCGGTCTGACGTTAGACATTGTTGAAGAAAGTAACTCGCATTCCATCATAGGCATCGAAGGTGTCTACCCCGGCGGAACCCTTAGTGTGATGGTCAAATATCGCACCCGTCTCCATAACCCATACAAGTTAATCACAGATAAACCTTGACGTTAAGGAGAAGGCGCAATGGCCGTCAAACCATCCATGAAGACCCAGCTATCTTTGCTGTTCGGTAAGCTCGAAGCTATTCGCGGCGTAGACCCCATCCCTGATGGTGAAAACGATGCGTTCCTCGTCGGCGATCTGGACATTCAGTTGGACCCTACCCAACTTGAACGCAACATTTTCAGCACGTCGTTCTCGCCTGTTCCTACGGGCGTTGGCCGTAAGGTCGTGAACGTCACATTCAACGCAGAGCTTAAGGGTTCCGGTTCCACGGATCGTCCGAAGCTTGGCACGTTGCTCCGCGCCTGCGGTATGCGCGAATTGCTGGTCACCCCCGGCGCTGCCACGCAGATCGAAACCCCTGTCAAATACGGCAAGACAAAGGGTGGCAAAGTCGATTGGGCCAAGACTGCCGCGCCTACGCTTGGTTTCGGTTCGTACCTTGTCGAGGTCGTCACCGCTGGTGCCGCCGCCGCCGCGCAGGTTATGGTATCCCGCTGGGCTACTGGCGAGGTCGATCAATCGGTATTCCCGAACACGCGTCTGGATGCACGGGTTAACAACTCTGCACTTACGACGTTGACGCTGGACAAAACCGACATGACCGCTCCAACGTTCACCGTTGGCGGCACCGTCACCGAAGGCAACGATCTGTATGCCGTCATCGGCGGCGTGACCTTCCCGTACACCGTGACTTCTGCGGACGTTGATGCTGACGACGTTGCGACTAACCTCGCAGCCCTTATCAGCGCTGACCCACGGGTTACCGCTACCGCACTGGCTGGCGTGATCACGATTGCCTACGTCGGCAATGCAGCGGCACAGCCTGTCAACGCAGCTATCGAACTCGGCGACAGTGGCGCGACCATCACGCCAACGCAGACAGGCGATCTTGTCGTCGGTCAACAGTGGGTCGTCTCCCTGTATGAGACGGGCTACACCTACCGCCCAACGTCCAAATCGAAGGACGTGGAAAGCATGACGTTCTACGTGTTCAAGGACGGTACGCTACACAAGGTCACTTCCTGCTCCGGTACTGTCACCTTCACGGGTACAGCGGGCCAGATTGGTCAGGCGGCATTCGACTTCCAAGGCAACTACCTTGATCCTGTCGAAGAGCCTACGCCGCTCGATGCCGAGTTCGAAGAGACCGAGCCACCGCAGGTCGAGCTTGCGCAAATGAGCATCGCTGGCGACAGTGACCTCTGCGCAGAGAGCTTTACCTACACGCTGGGCAACGAAACGAACCTGAAAGACTGTATCAACGCCAAGGACGGCTTTGACGGTTCCCAGATCACGGATCGTACGCCTACCGCGCAGTTGAACCCAGAAGCGTCCTACGAAGCCTACGTCGGCGCATGGGCCAACTTCTCTGCTGCGAAGCAGTTCCCGCTACACACGCGGGTCGGCACCGAGCTTGGCAACATGGTTCGGTTCTACGCAGAACGTGCAAACTTCACTGGCCTGTCCTATGGCGACCGTAACGGAGCGGTTACTTTCGAAATGGACTTCCAGTTGAACGGTTTGGCTCCTGCTGGCGACGACGAATTGCGCGTATCCTTCCCCGCGTAATCGACAACGCCACCTAGTTGCAGCCAATGAAGGGGGCGGGGGTCGAACACCTCGCCCCCTTTTCTTGTTAGTAACCCTTACAATCGATTGCACGGAGCAACCATGACAGATACCGTTAAAGCCAAGTTCGTATGCCGCGCCAAGGATAGCACCGGGGGCGTAACCCTAGATGCCGTTATTGACGGGTCTGCGGAAAACCGCGCTTGGTCCGAATACACGCCAGCGGGTACACTGCACATGCAGGTATCCAAGAAAGGGTGCGAAGCCGAAGCGTTCTTCGTACTTGGTCAAGAGTACTACATCGACATTACCGCAGCCCCGGTAAACGAACCCAAGGGCTTTGAAACCCTAGTACCGGAAACATAAATATGAGAACGCCCGTCTACCTTATCGAAAAGGCAACTGGACTGACTGACGAAAACGGTGTAGAACTTTTCTACACAGTCGGCGGGCGTTTGAACCGCGTAACTGCGGAAGACGAGTACACGAACGAAATTAAAGCAGGGGCGGTGCGTATCCGAAAGATCGTAGCAACCAAGTAACCCCTGCCAATCAGCAGCAAGGAATGCAGCAGAATGGCAATTCACGGCGTATCAATGTCAGAGCGGGAGACTTATATCCTCGACGCTGACCCGGCAAAGCCGGAAAACATCAAGAAAGCAATCGAGGACAAGGCCGCTGCGTATAAGCGGTCTTCTGGCATGACTGCCGACGAAAACAAGCTCGACGCAATCGAAGCCGATGTACGTGGCGAAGCTGGCGCACCTACCGTGTTCTACCTTGGCAACTTGTCCAAAGGCGACCGCGTTGAAATCGGCGACATGACCGTAACCCCGACGATGAAAGACAACGGGATTACGATGAACCAACAGCGCATCCGCAAGGCGTACACAATCGTATCCCGTGGTCTCAAGGATTGGGATAACATGCTGGATAGCGAAGGCATCCGCGCCAAGTTCGAAATGTCCACGTCACAGGTCGGCGCGGGCTTCTCTGCCACCGTATCCGACGAATGCCTGTCCCTGCTTACACAGGACAACATTCAGGAACTCGCAACCCGCATCTTGATTAAGAACGGTATGCAAGGCGAACTGGAAAAAAACTTAGACGCAGCGTCGCAGCAGTTGAGCGGGAAGCTTTCAACAAGTGGCGCTGCACCGATTGTACCGACGCCGACAAACTCAAACGAGGTTGTACTGCCGTCGCCAAGCCAGACCTAACCGACGCTACCCCAGCCGACAGAAAGCTAGGGTACTATTGGGAACTACCAGACGGGGAGAAGCAGAACACCTGCCCCCGTCGCCATATCAAAGAGAACCCGTACTGGTGGTCCGCACTTATGTCCGCCTATAATGCATACGACAAGGGTTATCTGCCGACCTCTGGGGGGTTGGATCAGCAACCAGCGCTGTTCCACCCTATCATGTCAGTCATACAGTCTTCTATATCCGACGAGACCGGATACAAGAAAGCTACAGGCAAAGGACGTGATAAGGCGGTTCAGCAATCGATTGCAAGCAAACCGGGTAAGAAACCGGGATCAGTTTCGCTACTGAACGGCCCTAAGAATGAGGACACGCCGGGGTTCCGGCGCTTATAAAGGGCAAGACATGGCAAACCAAGAAACCGATTTCGGACGGGTAGCAGACGATCTACGGAGGGCAGCGGGTTCGTTTGCCCTCCTTACCAGTTCTGCATCTGCGTTCGGCGCAGCGCTACGAGAGTTCCGCGAATTTGAAAAGCAGATCACTCTTACCAACGCAATCGCGGGCGGCACCGTTGGCACCTACAAGCAAATGGCCGACGCGGCTCGTGAGTTCTCCTTAATCACAACCACGTCCGCCGTTGAAGCCGGGGTCGCGCTACAGCAGCTTGCGCAGGCTGGTTTCACCGCACAGGAAAGCTTGCAAGCCATGTCGGGCGTCCTGCTACTCGCGCAGGCTACGCTATCCGACGTTGCCACCACTTCTGACGTTGTGTCCGCTAACATTCGAGCGTTCGGCCTGACCGTGGGCGACACTACACGTATCGCTAACGTGTTCTCTGCCGCTATCACCGGATCGCTTGCCACGATGGATAAGCTGGCGTTTGCTATGCGGCAGGTAGCCCCTGTTGCCGAGCTTGCGAACCTGTCTATCGAAGAGACCTCCGCAGCCCTTGGCGTCCTGTTCAACATCGGTCTACGCGGTGAACAAGCTGGTACTGCCCTGCGTAACATCATCATCCGTCTGGTACGTCCACTAGGTGAAGCCGGGGATAAGCTTATCGCGGCGGGTATCGCTACCAAGTCAGCTACGGGTGAGTTCCGAAACCTGAACGACATTTTGAAAGACATTGGTAACTCCAACCTTACCGACAGCGACCTTGCGATCATCTTTGAGACGGAAGCACTGGCGGGCGTCAAAGCTTACATCAAAGCTTTGCAGGAATTGGAAGCCAACGGTATCTCCGTCTATGACAACCTGCTAACGGGTATCACCGGGACCGACAGGGCCGTAGAGCTTGCCGCAGCCAACTTGGAAACGCTGGACGCGTCTATCAAGCTTCTGTCTAACACCATGTCCGATCTTCAAAAGGAGATTGGCGAACGCGCTGCGCCTTACATCATCGCATTCTCGGATGCCGTGCGTGATCTGTACGAAGCGTTCGGCGACCTAGACGAGGGTACGCAAAACCAGATCGTTACCATCGCCGCCATTGGTGCCGCCGCTATCGGTTCCCTTGCCGCGATCAACGCACTGATGTTGCTTATCGGCGGGCCGCTGATCAAGGTGCTTACGGGTTCGCTTGCCTTAATGGGTGGTCTCGCACAAGCCACCGTCTTTGCGACACAAGCATTCTTTGGCATGACGGTCGCCACCGGGGGTATGGTCGGAGGTATTGGTGCGGCTATCACCGCCCTAGGCGTATTCGTTCACTCGCTTGGCGCTGCCACCCTATCCGCAGTGGGCTTGAGTGCTGCCGTAGCTATCCCCTTCCTGCCGATCATCGTAGGTGTCGCTGCCGTTGCTACTGCAATCGGTGGATTGCTCTATCTGTTCGACAGCGCGGGTACGTCTGCTAAAGAGCTTGAGAACGCACTGAACATCGATACGCCGGAGTTCCTTGCGGAGCGGGCGGACATTCGTACGCAGGCCGACAATATCCTAGGCAAGGATTTGATCGATGAAATCTCCAAGCGAGTAGACCTGCTAAACCGTGAGCTTGAGCTTATCGGTCAGGATAGTGCGCTTGAGCAAGCCGGATACGCGGGCCGTAAAGAGGACAGCGCCAAAGCTGTACTTAAGCAAGCCGAGGATGCTCTCAAGGTTCTTGGCGAACAGTTCGGCGTAACCGAAGAGTACTTCGAAAAAGAGAAGGCGTTTAACGAAGCCGCGCAGAAGTTCCGCGACGAGAACGACGTGGAAGCCAGCTTCAACCTCTACAACAAGTACATCGTCAATCGGGCGCGTAGCGAAACCCTGCTTGAGTACATCAAGGACTTGTCTGACCGCGAAGCAGCAGCGCTTGCCGAACTTAGCCCAGACTACGAGCGCCTTGTCGCAGAGCGTGAACGTGCGCAGCAAACCTTGCTGGATATTCAAACCCGTGAGCGTGACAGCATCGGGGCCTTCTTGCAGGAAATCGTGGACGGAACCACGACTATCGATGATGACTACGCGTACGCGCTAAGTGCGATCCAAGCATCGGGTAAGCTGAACGAAGAAGAGTTCTTAAAGGAGCTTGCCCTCGCTATTGCCGATCCGGCAGGGGATGCGAAGCTTGAGGACATTCTACGCGCCGCCCTAGAAGCGACCACCGATCTGGATGCGGACGTAATCACTGACCTGCTAACCATCAAAGAGCAGAAGCAGACGCAAGAGGTTCTGGACGCAATTCGCGCCATCAAGTCGGACCTCGAAGCCGACCTTGCTGAAATCCGCGTTGAAATCCTTGAGAACGAATTGGACAAGGCCACTAACCTATCGGACGCTCTGCGCCTCGCTAGTGAAATCGGTTATCTGGAAATGCAGGCTAATCTGCAAGACTTGTCCGACGACCTGCTTGCCGACTTTGGTAAAATCATCAAGAGCTACGGTATCGATCTACAGGATGGTATCGGCGACCTACTGCGCGATACGCTTGCGACTACGGGCTACGAAGACCTGTTCGACATTCCCCCACAGTTCGCGGACATTGTGTCGGGTAAAGCCCTGAACGAAGCAATCTCCGGTTTGATCAATGACAACACGTCGCTTGCCGACGCGGAACGTATCATTGCAGAGCAAACCCAAATCTACCAAGACATTATGGACGCCTACGTAGCTGCCGCTGTTGAGCAGGGCCGCGCAACGCCGGAGCAAGGCAAGGAAATGCTTGAGGCTGGTTCGCTGGCCGCACGTCGTCTGCTTGCCGAGTACCTGCGCGGGATCGGTGATACCGAAGCCCTGCGTACTAAAGCCCGTGAGACAATCGAGAAAGCCGCAGAGAAAGCGACCCGTGAGCGGGAGAAGGAAGCCAAAGCGCTACAGAAATCGATTGACGATGCGCTTAAGGAAGCCGAAGAGAAGGTAAAGCAAGCCCGCGCCCTTGAGGACGCGTTTATCGATATTCAGAACAGTAACTACGATCTGGCCGAGGTTATCGTAGAAGCAGGCCGGGGCTTTGGCCTCGCCACGCGTGAAGCCTTCGCGGAGCAACTGGACCTGACCGAAATCGGTAACCGCTACGATCAACAGATTGTCGAGCTACAGCGCACCATCGAAGACGTTAAGTTCAACTTCACTGGATCGAACGAAGAGCTTGCGCTACTGACCGAGCGTTACGGCAAACTGATCACGAGCATTGAGCTTGCACGGGACGCTGAAATCAAAGCAGCTACAAGCTTCACCGCGCAAATGGAACGACGCAGCGAAGCGCTTGATCTGTTTATCCGCGATCTGACCGATGCAGCCTACGAAGCACAGGGCGTCTACACCCAAGTCGGTGCGGGTATCGTCAAGGGCTTTGCGGAATACAACAAAGAGGTTGTAACGCTGGTGGACATTGCCGCCGACGCTACTACCACTTTGCTGGACGGTATCGCTACTTCCCTGTCCGATGCTATCTGGGAAGCCGAAAGCTTTGGCGATGCGATGAAAGCGGTATTCCGCGATATTTCCAAGCAGTCGTTCGCAGCATTCACTAAGGGTTTCCTACAGCAAGGTATCTCGTCCCTCACGGGTGGCGGTGGTTCCATGCTTGGTAACGGAGCTATGGGTTCGCCCAACGGCAACACCGAACTACCGGGGGTAGGCACTGGCGGTCTGCTAGGTAAAATGTTCCCCGGCCTATTCGGCGCGGTTGGTCAAAAGCAAATCCCAGACGCCTTGCAATCGATTGCCGACGACGCAAAAATGGCGGGCTTGGACCCTGTTGACGCTTTCCGCACTTCCGCGCAGGAAATCCGTGCAGCAGGCCAAGAGGCGGCTCAAGCCCTACGGGACACGGCAGCGGCCATTCGCGGGGGCGTAGGAGGCGCTGCGGGGGGTGCTGGGCCACTATCTATGGGCAACTCCGGTACAGACGGCTTCGGTATTGCCGATGGTCTCGGTTACGCGGGCGTAGGGTCTGCTAATACGGGCATGATCGGCGGGGGTGCTTCCCTAGGCTTCACGGATAGCGGAGCGGGTAAGGACATTGTAGGCGGTATCGTAGAAACGGCTAACGCACTCGGTATCTCGCCGCGTGACTTGGCTACGGTTATCTCCTACGAAACCGCAGGTAGCTTCGATCCCCTCAAGAATGGTCCAACTACGCAGTGGGGCCAGCACAAGGGCCTTATCCAATTCGGTGAACCGCAAGCGGAACAGTACGGCGTAGACTTCTCGTCTAGCCAAGCCGCGCTGGATAGCCAGCTAGGTGCGAACGGCGCTATCGTCAAATACCTCAAGGACAACGGCTTCGAAGAGGGTATGGGCATCCTTGACCTGTACTCCACGATCAACGCTGGTGCGCCGGGGCGGTACAGCGCATCTGATGCAAACAACGGTGGTACAGCAGGCAACGTCGGCGATAAGGTCGGACGCCTTGAGGCCGAGGGCCACTACGCAGCCGCAGACCGTGTGATGGGCGACTACGCTGCAATCCAGCCTGCTATCGAAGAGACCACGCAAACCTTGCAGGACTACGCGCAGAACGAACTGCCTTACGACTTAGGCCAGATCGTTAAGCCCGGTGAAGTTGGGTACGCTGGTACGCCGCCGTTCAACCCAACCTCGCCTACTGTGGGTTACACGGGTGTAGCATCCGCAGCCCTACCGCAGGCAGGAACCGCGATAGCGGGCGGTGGCGGTGTGACCGATCTACTTGGCGGCGCGGGCGGCGACGTGCTTGGAACTGGCGGTACGGGTAACCCCGCACTGGACGCTGCATATCAGCAGTTTCAAACCACGTTCCAATCGTTCACTACGCAAATCACGCAAACGCTGAATGACTTCGGTACGCAGTTTGCGGACGCACTGAACAACGCAATCCAAGCAGTGAACAATGCTGCCGGGGCGGCGGGTACTGGCGCAGGTATCGGCTTCACGGGAGGCGGCGGCGGCGACCTGCTTGGTAGCGCTAACCAGCTATTCCAGTTGGCTAACAGCATCCCCGGCTTCGACACTGGCGGTAAGATCAGCGGTGAAGGCACTGGCACAAGCGATAGCATCCTAGCGCGGGTATCCAATGGCGAGTTCGTAGTTAAAGCAAAGCAGGTATCCAAGTACGGCGATCTGCTAGAGGCGATCAACAACGACGAGCTTAATGGTTACGCTTCCGGTGGCATCATAGCCAACGGCGGTTTCGATCACTTGCGCAAAGACGGTGGCAGCAGCAATGGCAACAGCGTGGACAATTCTAGCGTAGGTGATACAATCGCACTAACGGTCAACTACATGATGAATGGCGGTAACAGCGGTGGCGATAGTAGCTTCCGACGCTCTGCATCGCAAAACGCCAAACAGATCGGGCGTCAACTGTCGCGGGCCAAGCGGAACAACTAACTGCAATCGATTGCAAGGGATTACAATATGACAACGCTTCTACTAGAGGGCTTCGAAGGGGTGGTCGGCGGCTACGTCTTCGATACGGCTGATAAGTTCTCCCGTGCATTCCAAGCTATGCCGTTCAGCAGCGGCTACGCAGGACGGGGCGCACCCTACATCGACGTTACCGATGGGCGTGTAGCTGGTAACTCCCTCGCTTGCCCTTGTGCAGCGGGGGAAAACGTTTCTCTGGACTTGGGTTGGTCTTTCGATAACAAGTCCTCTTTCGTCATGGGCTTCGCATTTCGTTATGACGCGGTGCCTACCGAGGGCATCCCTATCATTGAGTTCAAGACGGACGATGGCAACGTCAACCTAAGTCAGCTTGCCTTGTTCGGGTCTCCCAGCGGACGGCTCTACTTCGCGGGCAACACCGTAGGGAATACTAAAGCCGCGACAGGCGCAGCCATGATGAACCAACAAGGGGCCACCGCTGATCGCATGATCCGGTGGACGACTTGGAACTACGTTGAGGTTTCTGTCAACTACTCCCCTACGATCCCGGTGGTATCGGTTCGCTTGAACGGACAGCTTGTCGTTAACGGCTTGGCCGACCCTGCCCTGCGCAAACAAGACGAGAAGTTTATCAACCATTTCAAAATCTGGGTGGCGGGTAGCGACTACTTCGGTGGTGCGGAATGCAACGCGTGGGTTGACGACATTTACTTCCTGTACAACACGACGATCATGCAGGGTCCGCAGCAGATCATCGACGTGCGTTTCGGCGAAGTGGTGCGTTCGGAGAATATGAACTTTGTACCTAATCGGGGAAAGTACAGCGGTGCAACCGGGGCGCACACCACAAGCGGCCTGTTGAACCTTAACCGCTTCAAGACAACGGACGTAGCCGCTGATCCTACCTACGATAGCTTCACCGCTATTCAGGAATACATTTACGCAAGCAGCGCGGACAGCCTTACAGGCGCAGAGTTCCGCCTCGTGCCGAACGGCAATTCCAGCGACAATGACGCAAGCTTCAACGGCAACACTTCGATACAGACTTACGAGACCTTACCGGGAATGTACCGCAACCTGTCCTCGCGGCAGAACACACCCGTAGCTGACCTGAACGCGGCAGAGTTTGTACTAGGCGCTGGTTCGAGGATTTTATAATGTCGGACGATACCCTCAACAAGGAAATGGGATCAGTCAAGGTAGGCTCCCCCGGTATCAGCGCCTCCATCCGCGATCAACGGAACGAAGACAGCAACGACGCACAAGTAGGCAATCCCGGCATCAACGCTGCGATTGCCTTCTACAATCCTAATGATGCTTTAGTCAGTAGCCCCGGCATCAATGTGGCGGTCCCTCGTGCCACCCCATCCGCTAACGGCATCCGGTTCCCTGACAGCATAATCAATTACAAGGAAGAAACAGACATGATCTATCAAGAGGTCATCTTTCCAGAGTGCATCAGCTACGGCTCCACGGGCGTTCCCGAATACAAGACGGAACGTATCGAGGTCGAGAGCGGTTCGGAACAGCGGAACAGCCGTCAGGAATACCCGCGCCACAAGTACAACATCGTCATGGAAAACCTGCCAGCCGACGAGACCAAAACCGTCATGGACATTTGGCACGTATGCTCCGGCACCGCAGCGGGCTTCATGTTCCTTGATCCGCTGGACCATACCAGCAACAACGCGGGTGACGCACTGGCAGGCACCGACATTACGGTAGAGGACCAGTACTGCACAACCATCGTGGGTACGCAAACCGAGTTCGAGCTATTTAAGTATTACACCTACGGCATCCGTACCAAGCGCCGTCGCATCAAATACCCCAAGCTTGAAACCCTGCTTATCGGCGTGGACGGCGAGATTACGTATAATTGGGAATACGATTACGTTGGCCGCAAGGTTCGCTTCACAAAGCCTGTCGCTCCGCAGACCATCTTTACGATCACCAATGGGGCCGCGTACTTCTCTATCGCAGCGGCAGCATTGATCAACGTGGGCGACCTCTTCTACGCTACTGGCTTCGTCAGCGCTAACGTCGGCCTTAACGTTCCTATGGGCGGCGATCCCCTGCGCGTCGTATCCAAGGTAGGGCGGTACGTCACCTTTGAGAGGTACAACGGCGGTGTGTGGGCATCCCCTTCCCTGACCATTGCGTCACAGAACGCGGTATTCACCCAGACTACGCCCCCTCCCGGCTCACAGATTACCGCAGGTTACTACTTCTACGTGCCGGTGCGCTTCTCCGAAGACGACGTGGTAGAAAGCGAAATCAAGAACGGTGCGCGTGAGACAGGTATCTATGACTTCAACAGCATCACGCTTACGGAGGTACTAGATTGAACCGGGAACAATTCGTAGACATTTACGAACGGTTGTCACAGACGCGGACAACCTTTGCTGAATGCGTAAAATTTAAGAGACAGGACGGTGTAACCTTCCGCTTCACTGCCCACGATAAAGAGGTCGAGGTGCAAGAGGCGGACGGCAAGGAATATACGTATACCCCTGCCAACTCGTTCAAGTTGACGGCGCTCGAAAACAATATCGGGTTGGCCGTCTCTAACATGGACATTGATGCGATCATTGACGACGAGGCGATCACCGAAAACGACCTTATGTCCGGTAAGTTCGAACACGCACAAGTCGAACTGTTCCTCGTCTACTGGTCCAAGCTCGGCGTAGGCACCCTGCCCCTGCGTACGTCGTGGATCGGGGAGCTAAACATCGAAGGTGCCAGCTTCCGCGCCGACCTGCGGGGCATTGCACAACGCCTTGCGCAGACCTTCATCAACCTAACCAGTATCGAATGCCGTTGGCGGTTCTGCGATAGCAAGTGCGGGTTGGACGTTGCGGACTATCGCCGCAACGTAACCGTCAGTAGCGTAACTTCGCAAGGAGAGTTCAACGTATCGTCCAAATTCCCTGCGGTTCCCGGCTACTTTAAGTGGGGCCTCGTTACGTGGACGCAGGGCCTTAACGTCGGCCTGTCTATGGAAATCATGCACGACCCCGATACATCGCGGCTAGGTCTATTCCTGCCCATGCCTTACGAAATCAAAACAGGCGATAAGCTTCTGCTACAGCAAGGTTGTGATAAAACATTCATCACATGTAAGACACGCTTCGATAACTCTAGGTTTTTCGGCGGTGAGCCTTTCCTCACTGGTAACGACCTACTTGTGTCGTATAAGCAATCGTTCGGTGACGCGGACGGGGGCGACGAATAATGGAAATTACAACCGACGTATGGTTGGGCGCACTCCGCAAGTACGTGGGTGTGCCTTTTCTGCATCAAGGGCGAACTACAGCGGGGCTAGATTGCATCGGCTTGCTAGTGGTCGCGGGTCACGATCTAGGTATCCGCACTATCGCCGACAACATCATGGGGTACGCCCGCGCACCGGATAGCCGACTATTCGAAACCAAGACAGCCGAAATCCTAGAACGCCGACCTTACAATCGATTGCAAGGAATTAAGGGACACCTCGTACCCGGTGATATTATGATATTTTGGATAGACCGGGTAGACTTGCCTCGGCACGTCGCGGTATACACGGGGGAGAATAGACACGGCCAAAGCATGTTCATCCATGCCTACGCCAAGAAGCCCCGCACAGTGGTAGAAATGCCAATCGACATATCCTACTGGCAGACACGGTTGCACGGCGTCTGGTGCCTACCACAACTCAAGGAATAACGACTATGGCAAGCATGATCCTAGGTAACCTCGGCGCATCCATCGGTGGCCCGCTCGGCGGCTTCCTAGGGTCCGCTCTCGGTTCTGTAATCGATAGCTACCTGTTCCCCACGGAGCAAGAGGGTCCACGCATGGACGACCTCACGGTTACGAGGGGTGAGCCGGGGTCTGCTATCCCTCTTATATACGGTGCAGACCGCATCCCCGGTATCACCATTGGTTCAACCGATCTGATCGAAACCAAGCACAAGAACCGCCCCGGTAAAGGCGGCGGCGTGGTAATCATCACGTACACCTACCATATCGATATTGACTTCCTTCTTTGTGAGGGGCCTATCCTCGGTGTCGGACGTATCTGGGCCGAAGGTAACCTTATCCGTGGCACCCGCTATCAGATGGATACGGACACGGCAGAGCACCCAGAGAACATCGGGGGCATCCCTTACCCAGATTGGTACAGGGATCACCTGTACCGCCCTGAAACTATCCCTTGGACTACCGATCCGGCAGCAACCGCCACGAGTGACGGCAAGTACTACGTTGCGTCTGACGATTATTCGTACATGGTGGAAATATCGGAAGCCGAAGCCGAAGAGATTTTGCTGAACGAACGCGGCGTTGGCATGTCGTTCTTCGGCTGGTATCGAACAATAGCGGGCCAGCGATCTAAAATCGTCGTATACTGGAAAGACACGGCCACGGGTTACTATATCCCGTATGACCGCTCGACAGCATATACGGGCGAGGAACTTCCCGAAGATTTGGAAATCGAAGAGCCGCAATCGTTTACTGTGCGCTGGGATAACTTCGAGAAGGCGGGCAACGACGCCGCTACGCCAAAAGTAATCTCCGAGAAAATCCCCGATGGCATGACCTTCGGCGGCGGTAGCTTTGAAATGCTTACGACAGTGACGGCCTACAACGGCCTGACACGCGGAGACCTCACAG